CGGGCCGCTTCCCGCATTGCTTTTGGGACGCCGCTCTCCCACGCTTCCTCAGCCGAGTCGCGTCCGCTGGTGAAGTCCGCATACGCGGCGAGGAACACCCGGTCAAGGACGTCCCCGCCGATCCCGTCAGCGGTCATCTGCTCCCACGCGTCGCCGAGGAGGATTTTGTAAAGCTCCTCACCCGTGAGCGCTTCGCCGCCGGACTTGGACGCGTGGATCCGCAACCCGTCCTGAAGGGACACGGTGGGGAGGGTGTATTCTTTGCCGCGGATCGGGATGACGAGCGGGCCGACAATGTCTTCGTAAGGGCGCAAAGCCATGGTGAGAGTCCTTTGTGAGAGTGGGTGTGAGAGTTTGGGGGTGGTACTGGGGACGGGCCACTCTCACGCAACCCGTCCCCAGGTCAATGGGGCTTAGGCGCCCCGGGTGTAGCTGAACGCGGTCGACGCGCCGGCGGCGTTCGTGACCACGATGTTCGCCGCACCAGCCGAACCGGCGGGCATGACAGCGACGATGGTGGAGTCCGACACGACGGTCCACGCCGTGGCGTTCGTCGCACCGAACTTCACGCCCGTGGTCGCGATGGTCCCGTTGAACCCGCCACCCGTGATCTGAACCTGACCGCCCACGGCAACACCGGACGGGGTCGCCGAGGCGATGACCGGGACAGCCGTAGCCGACCACGGGTTCGCGATGCTGGCGAGGACGCCGTCGATGGTGAACGACAGCGTCACCTCTTCGAGGTCAGCAACACCGGTCTTCGACTGCTGCCAGTCGACAAGAGCCCGGCCCGAGTACGCCTCAGCGGCGCCGTTCCGGTCGTACCAGCGAATGTAGATGCGCGCCTGGTCACCGAACTGGAACCGGGTCTGCCGGACGAGTTCCTGGCCCGGGTCGAACGTGCCGGCGGTCGTCTTGCGGTTCGCCTTCACAACGACCTTCGCGCCAGTCATGGTCTTCTCCCAGTTGGAGAAGCCGTTCGAGTCGTAGTCGTCGGCGGCGACGAGGGTGGGGGTTTCGTTCGGGGACAGGTCGGTGATACCGGCGATGGAAAGCCACGACACGTTATCGGTCGATACCTGGAACTTGAACCTGCGAGCAAGGCTCGTGGACATGTTGCCTCCTACGGGGCTGTTTTTGGGTACAAAAAAAGCCCCACGGGTTCGTGAGGCTAGAAGGGTGGAACGAGTGAGGCCCCGCGGTTGGCGGGGCCCCTATTCAGTTATGAGCTGGTGGGTTTAGTGCCGGTTGTTGAACTCCGGGCAGTACGCCGCAGTCGACGCGCCGATGATGCCGCCGGCCTGCCGTGGGGTGAGCTGCGGGGCGAGTGCCATGATGTACTGCAATTCCCCTGTGAACGACGTGCCAGCCCTGTAGGCGTCGCACACGTCGTGGGCCACGGACTTGGCCTTCTCGTCGTCACTGTTCGGGAAGTTCGTGTGCCATGCGGTCAGGAACGCGGCGTCAGTGTCGACCGGCGCGGGTGCTGGCGTGACGGCGCACCCGGTGAGAAGTGTGAGCGCCGCGAGTGTCCCCCAAAGTTTTTTCATGAGGTCACGATACATGCGCGGGGCGACTATTAATAGTCAGTCCCACCCATTAGACGGGCGGTTCACGGTCGAGGGCGCATCCACGTCAACGTAGTAGATGTCGACACGTTTGTACCGTTTGCTGGCGTCCATCTCCAGCGGGGCCACGTGGTCGCGAAGTAGCTGGATGACGTGCGCCGAGCCGAACCAGTGGTCTGTCATCCCGTGGATCAGGTCGAAGACGGGGGCCGCTATCTCAGTGGCACCGAATGGGTCACCCGCCGGGCCGCGCGAGTGGACTTCGAGGATTCCCTTCCCCATCGGGACCATCGTTGCATCCGTGACGGGTGTGTAGTTCAGGACTACGCACGCGTCGGGGGATTGGGGCCAGCCCCCGAACACGACGCCCGTTTCGGCAGCGTCATAGGCGCCGGCTGGTCGGTAGACGGCGATGGACGAGTCCGAGATCATTTGGGCTATCCCGGTGAGCAAGTCTTTTTCGTAGCTCATACGGGTTCCATTCTACTCAATGACCTTGCTTAACTCTTGGGTGAGTATTTCCAGGACTTTGGGGGTTTCTGACAGGACGGACGAGGACAGGTATAGCCGTTCACCGCCGCGCTCGTGGTTCAGGAACTCGTAGTGCTGGTAGCGGGCGTAGGGCCCGGGGTAGTAGACGTCCGCGCCGTCGGGGGTGGGGTTGGTGGACGCTGAGGTGCGGAGGTCGCCGGACTCGATCGGGGTGCGTTCGACGGCTACCTGCCGCAGATGCTCCATCGCCTTGAAGGACGCGGCGGGGATGGCGGCGAGGACGGCGTCGGTGACCTTGTCCAGGTGGATGCTGAACGTCTCGCCCATTACTTCAGGTAGATTTCGGCGTGGTCGGGCAGGTCAAGTCCGGGGGCGTCGTTGACATTCTGGGAGATCACGTGTGACACGCGCCCGCCCGATGTGACTTTCGAGTCGGGGGTGAAGCGGGCCCCGTCCGTGACAGCACAGTAGAACGTGGATGCTGCGGTGACCTGCTGCCCGGTCGCGTCCCGGACGAGCTTGACCTTGCCCTCCAGGAACCCGGGCACCGTCGCCGGGGACTGATACACGTCACCGGTCGCGCCCGTCCCCAGCCAGGTCTCCACTGTCACTGCGTGGACGTAGAAGTCCTCCACGCCGCTCACCCGTACATCCAGACGTTGGAGTCCATGAGGTTGTTTTCCTGGAGCTTGCGGACGGCTTCGGGGCAGAGGTTGTTCGCCGCGTACATCCGGGCGTTGTATGCCGTGACCGACGCCGAGGCGGACGTGTCATAGTCCAGCGATGCGGACCCGATCTTTTTTGACCGGACCGGCGCGACAATGCCGACGCCACCCGCGAGTGGGTCGATGCCCGCACTGACCCACATGGCTGCCTGAATACACGTGGCATCATTCAACGCTTGCGCGACGACCGGGTCGGATGCCAACCCCGTGACAGGGTCCGCCGCGTAGTACGACGAGGAGGACGCGGAGATCACCAGCGACGACGCCGACCTGAGCAGCGGGGTCGCGTTCGCGGGGGCAGCGGCCCCGGTCCATGCGGCAAGGTCTGCCGGGGTCGCCAACATGCTAGGGACCACAAAATTACCGAACAGACCAGCCATGAGCTACACCCCGTACTTTTCGATCAGATCAGATTTCGTCAACGCTTCCGCGTCGTCCACGGAAGCGCCGGAATGGACAGCCCAGGACACCCACTCAAGCTTCGGGGCGTTCAGCGCGGGCCGGACACGTTCGGCCTTTTCGACGTAGTCCGTGCCGTCCTTATTGACCCGCTTCACAGAACCTTTGTGAAGCTGGTGGAGAATGACCTCGTGCAGAGGGAGGGACAGTTCGTAAACCGTCCCTCCCTCCCCACGGATGTGCCAGGAATCCGTCAAGGATTAGCGGCGGTTGGTCCGGAACGCGGTGACCTTACCGGCGAAACCGGCGCCGAGGTCAAGGCTGAGGGAGCCGTCGTTCTGAAGGAAGCGGGCCGATTCGAGCGGGCCGATGAACACGGCGCCCGTCGCGGGGACAGAGACGACGAGGTCGCCCTGACCGGACGATTCGGCGATCGGCTGGGTGCCGGCCTTGACGGTGGCGTTCAGTGCGCCGGCGGTCGAATTGGACACCCGCAACACCAGCACCTCGGGGCGTGCCCCGGTGATGGTGTGCCCGTTGGGCTGGTCGGCGGTCGTGCCGACCGGGTCCACGAGGGACGTGCCGGCGGTCAGGTCAGTTACAGGTACAGCGGTGCGAGCCATGGGCGATCAGCTGCCTTTCGGTTAGGAGACGGTGACAAGCGCGCTTGCCAGGAAGTCGGGGCGGACGAGCTTGCCGCCGTAGAGGACGAGGCCCTTGACGGCGTCGGAGAACGAGGACTGCGGCCGGTACGCCTCAACCTTGTTGATCTGCTCGGCGAACGTGTACGCGGCGTTGGTGCCGGCGATGGTCACGTACTCGGAACCGGTCGTGTTCGGGGCGTTGTTCGTGACGCGGATGTCGAACCCTGCGGCGCGGCCGACCATACCGTTGCGGAGGCCTTCGGAGGTGCCGGATTCGTTGACCTTCACGAAGCGGGCGTCACGGAGCAGGGCGCCGTGGGCTTCGGGGCGGACGTTGATCCAGCGGCCCTCGGTGGGGACGTTCGCGAGGTCCAGTTTGATCTTCATCGGGACAAGGACCTTGTCGTAGAAGTCGGACGGGGTGCCCGCGGCGATGGTGATGGAACCGACCTGGTTGGCGGTCTGGATGCCGGTGTACATGGTGTTCGCGATGTACTGGTCGATGACGTCGGCGAAACCGTACGCGGCTTCGTTCATCGACTGGGGGATGACGTTGCCCTTGGCCTGGCGTGCGTCGACGTCGTCGACGGCGAACGCGAAGAACTTGGACTGGTCCACGACGAGGGTGCGCTGAGAGTCGTTGACCTGTTCCGGGTTGATCGTGGTTACGTTCGGGACGTAGCTGCTGATCGTGGGGCGGCCGATGGACGTGATGCGGACGGTGTCGCCCGCGGCGCTGATCTCACCTTCGTAGTCGCGGTTGATGCAGTCGCCGTAGACGAGGGCTTTGCGGGTGGCGACCAGGAGGTTGGCGGACCAGATCTCTGGGCGAAAGTTCACGATAGACATAGGGTGTCTCTTTCTGGGTTATCCGAGCAGATTGCGGAGGAGGCCCTTGGCCTGCGCTTCGACGATCTGGTCAGGGTTCATGGTTTTGAGCTGCTGCTCGGTGATTTGGCCTTGTTCCCCGGTTCCACCAGAGAGTTCGATGCCGCTCGCACCAGTCGCCCGGACTGCCTTGAGTTTGGGGTTTGCGTCCACTTCGGCTCGGACCAGCGCGTCGAGCTGCTGGGCGAAGTCGGTAGAGGATGGGTCCAGCTCGGCGAGTGCGCCCTTGCGGGTCAGGACTGCGTCGAGGAGGTCTTCGTCGGCGCCTGCTTTGCGGGCTGCCTTGTCGAGTGCGCGCTCCACTTTGAGTGCACGGATGGCCTGGTCCTTGGCGGACAGGTCGGCGGTGAGTTTGGCGGGGTCGAGGGGTTCCTCGGCTGTTTTGATCCCGGCTGCTTCAAGGATCTTGTTGATCCGCGCTTCGGCGGCGGTTTCGGCGTCGCGGGCCTTGACCCGGTTGGCTGCTGCCTCATCGCGGAGTGTCTTGACGTAGTTCTCGTCATACGTTTTGGGTTCGGCGGCTTCCGTAGTCTCGGTGGTCGCAGCGGTCTGCTCTGCCTCGATCCCGGTCGCTTCGGTCGCCTCGGTGGCTTCGTTCTCTACTGCTTCAGGCACAATGTCCTCCTGGGACGTGTCGGATGGTGCCCCTGCCATCTAGGCGGGGCGGGTGTTACGGTTTGAGGCCGAGGTCGATCTGTTCCCGGCGCGACCGGCGTAGGAGCCCGGTCTGTGCGGTGAAGTCCCGGATGCGTGCCTGCCCGGCCCTGACAGCCCGCGTGGCGCGTGCTTTGTCGAGGGGGGTGAGGGCGGCTGCGGCTTGGAGTTTGGACGCCCTGACGGCCCGTTCGAGGGCGCGGAGTGTCTGGGTGTTCTTGTAGTCCTGCTCGTTCGCCGCGGTCCACGCGTTAGGCTTCAACTGCGTCACGCCGGGCAGGTACGCGGTGAGCGTGTGTTTGCAGTTCGGGTGAAACAGGCCCGCGGCTGTGGCGTCTTCGATGGTCGCCGCGACATGGAAGCTCACGGGCTCGCCGTTGGAGGCGTCGGGTTCGGTGACGGGACCTTCGCCCCGGTCGGCCAACACCTTGCCTTCCCACGGGGCACACAACGGGCACGGACGCCCGGTGGTGCTGATCGTGAAGTAGGTGATCCCGGCGAGGGTGAGCCGGTCCCGGTGGCTGGCGTTGTAGGCCCGCTGGGTTGCCGTCCGGGTCGCCATCTCCACATAGGTAGCCAGGTTCCACTCCCGCCCGGCCTTGTCCGTGAAGCCGGTCACGCCGCGGCTGGTCAGTTCCCGCCACGCCTGCGCCTGAGCCTCCGCCGGGGTCGCCTTCCCCAAATCGGTAAGGATCTGAGCCGTAGCACCGCTTACGGTCGCGGCGCGGTACGCGTCATCAGCGAACCTTGTGATCCGGTGCGCCGCCGCGGACAGCCGTGACTCCAGGTCCTGGCCCATGAGCCGGGCACTGTTCACGTCGTGCGGGAGGAGGTCGGTGACGTTCCCGGACAGGGCGAAACGGTCCGCGTAACGCCTGACCTCTCGGGCCGCTGTGGCGTTACCGTTCCGTGCCGCCGTGTCCGCGACCGTCCGCGCCATCGTCTGCACCTGGGCTTGGACCGTGGCGGCGGTCCTGTCGGCTTCCCTGCGGAGATCCGAATACAGGGTCGCCATCTGCACACTGCCCGGGCCCGCCGCGATGGCGTCACGGACGATGGACGCGGAACGGATGATCAGGCCCTGTTCCGCGTCCGTGTACACCACCACAACCGACGCCGCGAGGGCATCAACCGTTACCGGCAACGACTCCGTCTGCTGCTGGGTCTGCGGTTCCGTCACTGGTCATCCCATCGCTCGGGTGCATGAACATCGGATCCGGGAGGGCCGCGGGCTTCTGCGCGTTGATCAACGCGATCTCAGCGCTGATCTGTTCGTCGTCCCAGTCGGGGTGGAGCATCCCGACGATGACCTCATCCGAGGCCGCCTCAGCGGCACGGAGCGCCTGCACGGTCTGGGCGAGGGACAGCATGGACTCCTGCACGCCCTCGGCGATGGCCGCGTCAATGTCGACACCGTCCGGGACGCTGTTGCCGGCGAACAGGGCCTTGTCGACGGTGAGGAGCTTCCCGAGCGCGTCCTGTAGCGCGGGCCGCCATAGCCGCCACTTCCGGTCACGGGTCAACAGCGAGCGTTGCTGCTGCGCCTCAACCTCCGTGGCGGTCTTGACGGCCTTCTCCGCGCCCTTCATCCCGAACGTCTCCGCGGAATACCCTGCGGCGGTGACGATCTTCATGGTCAGGTCGTCCGCGGTTTCCTTGTGTTCCTGGACCCGGATCTTGAACTGGACTTCCTGGATCATGTCGCCGAGCTTGGCGTCCTGACCGCCGAGCATTTCCATCGACGCGTAGGCTTCCTGCTCCGCGTTGAACGCCGAACCCTGCCCCGTGCCCACATTGTTCAGCAGCGACTTGGCGACCATGATGCGGGCCTTACCAAGCCGGACGTCGCGCATCCAGGAGGTCATGGTTTCGTCGAGGGCGTCCATGAGCTGTTCGACACCGTCAAGGTCACTGCGGCCCAGGTTCCTGCCGAGGGGATCGGTGCGCCAGCGCCGGTTGGGGGTCTGGTTCGGCACGTAGATCACGCACAGGCCGGGGGTTTCGGAACTGATGATCCCGAACGCGTCCACCGCGTCTTTGAGCGCTGCCGTTGCCGGCTGCTCCGTGAGCGGGACGGGGTGGCCGAGCTTGTCCTCTTCGCCTTCGTACAGGCCGTGGAGGATGATGCCCGTGCCCTGTTCGTCGGTTTCGTGGCGCTCGAGGTGCCGGTACACGCGTTTGCCGTCGCGGGCCACAACCTGCCAGAACGTCACCGCCGTCAGCACGCCCCAACTAAATTCGGGGATCGCCTGGTCTGCGTCCACGTGGGTGAGGAACGGGGCGTCAGGCCGGGTCTTGGGGTCCCACCCGACACGCAGGTACACCCCGCCCAAAGCGGCGCACACGTCGGCGGCGCCGGTCAGTTCGGCGTGGAAGTGGTCATCGACCAGTTCGTCAAGCCGTGCCTGTGCGTCCTTGTTGTCCGAGGTGATGGTGATCGTGTCACCGAACAACAGGTCAGCGGAGGCTTGGCACAACTCGGCGGCGATGGGCACGTGAAGCTTCACACGCCGGTCAGGACCCCTAGAGGCTTCGCCCCAGAACCAGCGCGTCAACGCCCGCCCCACGGTCGCGCGGAACCCGCCATGATCGGACGCGAAGAACCCCGTAGCGGACGGGTCGGACCCGGTCGCCCCACCATAAACGGAAGACAACTGGTCCGTGTCCCCGGAGTACCATGCCGACCAGACGCCCATGTTCGGGAGGATCCGGACAAGCTGCGGCGGGGGCCAAGACTGGCTGGTAGTGGGCAAGCCCATGAAGGCCCCTCTCAAGTGGGTGGTTAGGCGGCGATGTCCATGCGCGACTGTGACAGCCGGAGCGCGATTTGTTCGCACCAGTGCTCGTCTTGTTCGATGCCGACAGCGCGGCGCCCGAGGTTGCGGGCGGCTTCAAGGGTGGAGCCAGACCCGGCAAAGGGGTCGAGGATGAGGTCGCCAGGGCGGGTGCTAGTCTCGATCATGTGCCCCAGCATTTCGGCGGGCTTCTCGCAGGGGTGCTTGCCCTTGTAGGGCTTCACGGTGGGGAAGTCCCAAACATCAGTTGAGCGCGCCCTGTCCGTGATAGCGAAGGGGCGCCGCAGACTCTCGTACTCGGCCCGCAGACTCTCGTACTCGGCCCGCAGACTCTCGTACTCGCGGCGGAACGGGATGATCTCCCGGAGTTTGCCGAAGACGGACTCAGTCGGCAGGGCCCATTGTGAGCCGCCGAAGTAGTGGCCCGCCATACCGTTTGTTCCGAGGTGGGCGTCGACGTCCCGGTTTGTGATGCCCGTCGCTACCCGTTCGGCAAGCATGTAGGCCCGGAGTGGCTCGAACACGCCCGCGTGGAGCTTGGCGCAGGCGTCAGCCCAGCCGGAGCCGCGAAGTGCGGAACCGTCCGCGCCGATCTGCTCGGCGAAGACAATGCCCTCCCACGGGCTCAGGAAGGATCGGAGCGCGGCGAGTTCGGACTTCTGATGCCACCCGGCTTGCTTGATCCATCGGATACTGCTCAGGACCCGGAACCGCTCCCCGACGACGCGCTCCACGCTGGAAGTCATGGCGGGCGATGCGAAGACCCAGGCGGAGGCGTTCGAGGCGAGGAGCGGCTTAGCAGCGTCGAGCCATGAGCCCATCCAGCCAAGGAACTCGTCAGCGCCGCCCCACTGGTTATCCCATGCGTCCTGCTTGACCTTGAAGTAAGGCGGATCGGTCAGGAGCGCGGAAGCCTGAACGTCGAGGGTTGGTAGGATCTCCAGGGAGTCACCGTGGTACAGGGTTACAAGGTCGTCCGAGTAGTAGACGGGCACGTGACCCCTTCCGTTGGTTAGTCTGCGAGTTCGCCGCGCCAGAGTGATTCGGTGGTCACGATCCCGTACCTGCCGGCGTCCATGCTGTCGTCGCCGCGTTTGATCGGGGCGTCGACGCCGCGTTCGGTCGCTTTCGGGTCCCACACGTAGTCGGTGACTTCCTCCACCCAGCCCGTGCACCGGTCGGTGACGACGAGTTGGCCTTTTTGGAGTAGGGAGGACACGATGCCGATGCCGTACACGACATCTTTTTTCGCGCCCTGCGTAGCCAAGCCGTCGACGTAGAGTTCCTGGCGGAAGTCCGCCGCCGCGGTGTCAACGATCACCCATTCGGGGGCGAGGGCAAGCTGTTCGGGGTGGTGCGGTTGGCGGATCCAGTCCCTAATGGTCTTGGACTGCTGCGAGGGTGACTGGCGGAGGGTGGAGGACGTGCCCGCGTCGATCCGCAGTTCGTCCATCATGTACAGCTTCCGGTCGTACCCGATGCCGAGCATGATCGCACTGGTGGCGTGCTGGGTGCCGAAGTCGATCGACACGCACAAAACCCGCTTCATCGGGGGCATGTCTTCCCAGCGGATCACATGCCGGGTCGGGTCCCACATGTCGTACACGGCGCCCTCGGCGTTCGTCCACAAGCCCCGGATCATCCGGTCATAGAACACGCCAGCGTAGGACGCCTGCATCTGCGCGATATACGCGGGGCCCGGGTTGCCGCCCTCGAAGTATTGCGGGTTGTCGTGCATGGTGAAGTGGAAGACGCGCATGTTCTTCGCCGCGGCCTGGAGGATCCAGTCGAGCCGCAACCAGTGCCGCGTGGAGCCCGGGTTCGTGGTCGCTAACAGCCTTGCGCCGGCGACGCGGAGGCGGGAGACAAGCATTTCCCAGAACCCCAGAGGCAACAGGGTCGCCTCATCGACATACGCGAGTTCGACGGTGGAGCCGCGGATCTTCTCCTCGGACCGGGTATCATTCGCGCCCACGAGTGCTACCTCTTTGCCGAGGATCATGGCGATGCCAGAGCCCTTGGTGTGGACGATGTGGTTGGCGAGTTCCCCGAAGATCCGTTGATCCATGAGCGGGGCGAGGATGTTGCGTTCGATGGTCTGGAGCGTCTTGCCGACGATGATGATTAGGCCCGTGCCCTTGCACAACCTGACGGCTAACAGGAACGCGAACAGCGACGCGATGGTCTTACCCGCGGAGACGGCGCCGACCCACAAGCTGATGGTCTGCTGCTCGGATTCGACAATGGACGCGATCTGCTTATCCGACAGGGCGGGGTTGCTCACGTCTCATCCCCCACTTTCGCGGGTTTCACCGCCTTGTCGTAGTGCTGCCGGAACCCGGTCAGCAGGGCGTCAACAACGGAGTCGGTCGCGGCGGTGTCCTTCGCGACCTCTTGCGGGGCGTAGTTTTTGATCGCCGTACTGGCCTGGGACGCGGCGGATTGTTCGCGGGCGTAGTCGTTCGGGGGGATGAAGGACAGTTCCGCCTCACCCTCACTCGCGCCGGTCCCGCGCAGGACCGTCTTCCAGCGTTTGGTGCCCTGCTGCACGGCCCGGATTTCGGCGACCCGGTGTTCCTGCACGGCGATCAGTTCAAGCCGCAACAGGGAGACGCGTTCTTTCGCGTCGAGGACCCTGCGTGCGGTCGCCGCCTCGGTCGTGGTCCCGTCGAACTTGAGCCCGTTGCGGGAGCAGAACGTCGAGATCGTGCCCGCGGGCCGTCCGGTCCTCTCCGCGATCTGCCGCTGCGTGAGGCCTTGTTTGTGGAGGGCTAGGATCTCGTCCTTGTCAGCCTCGGTCATTTTCGGAAGTCTGGGAGCCACCCTGCACCTCCTGGATGCTACGGGCTTACATGTGGTGGGTTTGGATGTAGTTGAGCCAGTCGCCGGGGCACACGACGGTGGTGTCGGGGTGCCCTGCGCGGGCGTTGCGCATGATGTTGGACGCGAGCTGGGAGCATGTGGTTTCGCCGCGGTCATCTAACCAGGTGGCTACCTTGTCAGGGATGCGCCCGCCTGTGAGGAAGTGCCAGCCGAGCGCTATGAAGGACAGGTAGTCGTAGCGTGTGTACTGGGCGAACTCGGCGAGCCCTGCGATGAGGTGTGCTTGTTCCTCGGTGTGCTGATACCGGGACCAGATGACGTGCTCATAGTCGGTGATGGGGCGTATGCGTGCACCGTGGGGTTCAGCGCTGATGCAGTGCGTGTCACTGAGCGCGATCACAACATGGTGCGCCCGGCTGCCCGTGACGCGTTCAATGGCTTTACCCATCCACCCGCGCGAATCCACGACGCAACCAACCTGGCCTGTGAGCATGTCCCCGCCTTAGGTGATGGTGATGTAGCCGCAGTTGATGACGGGGGTTTCGGGGTTGGACGTGATCTTCGCCCAAACGCGGTAGGCGCCGGGGGTTAGCCCGGTGACCATGACGCCGATCTTGTTGTTGACCGTGGCGGGCGGGGTGAAGGTGACTGGTCGGACGCCGTCGGGGGCGAGGCAGAACGTGACACCCGACGTGACCGTTGTGCCGTCGACGGTGATGGTCACGGGCTGGAACTCCACGCTCTCGCGTTCGTAACTGTTCACAAGCTGCCTGCCCATCGTTTCGTGTCCAGAGATCCGGTCTTAGACCGTGCGGGAAGGGTTGTGGCCCAACGTTTAGCGTCCAGGGTGCCGGTGACGGTGATGTCTACCGGGAGTCCGAGGGGTAAGCCGGAGAGTGTCAGCACGCCCGTGCCGGAA